GTTTTTGATACCGAGAAATTCATCCTTGGCCGAAACATCGGCAATCGGCAAAATCTGGATACCCTTCTCATGGCCGTTCGGGATATGCAGAAACAGATTTTTGAAGTTGCCGACGCCCTTGGCCTTCATGACAGCGGCCTTGACTGCTTCGGCGTCTTCTTCGCTGATACCGGCTTCCTTCAGGTACATGATAAAGCCGGCATGGGCGCCATTGATGTAATAGCGGCGGCGGAACAGGGTCGCGGCCTCATTGAGGAACATCGATTGCAGCGCGGCCAGGTATTCGGGAATGCCATAAACCTCCTGGCTGACATCGTGCTCCATAAGCTGGAAAACCGAACCGGGCGCGAAAGCGTGGATCTGATTTCGATCATCGATGAAGAAATACTCGCCATCCTTGAGGCCGCGCCTGGTCTGCTGGGCGAGCGAACGCTTCAGGGCGAGCGGTCGGCCGGTCATGCTGTCCTGACGTTCAAGATAGGCATTGGCCTGCACGATGAAATCCAGGGCGAACTGTTCAAAGTCCACGCGGTTCAACAGGCGGTGCGGAATGAAATGCTTGCATAGCAGGTTTTTGCGCAGACCTATGGCGCTGCGATGATGCGGGCTGGCATTCCAGATGCGCGACAGGTTGCGTGGATTGATCGGCGGCTCATAATAGCGACCGTTGTGCCAGCATTCCAGATGGTTCAGGACATCGCGGCGATCGAGGACACTTTCCGCACCGCCGAAGGTAAAGGCTTCGATGGTCGTTCCCTTGTTATCCGTTGCCACGGTCGGCACGCCACCGCCCGTCTCGGCCGCCGTCATAAGCTCTGTCGTTGTCATTTCAGTCGTCGTCATCGGATTGTATCCCCACGGATGATTTCTTGGTCGCGCCGTCAGTGGCGTCGAGCGGTTCGCAGTAAAGAGCGTTGAGAAGTGCCCAGCCGACATCGCCATGGCCGGTCTCGGCCGTGCGGCGCGACACATAGGTGACGAACTTGCCGCCAGCGGTCACTTCAGGATGGATCGACATCAGCGCGCCGGCCAGGTCGGTATGCATCGCATCGAATTCCAGCCGCTTGTTGCGCAGTACGTTTTGCGCCTTGTGGACCATCAACCCCTTGACTACGGGGGAATAGGCCACCGAACGCACGGTCGGATGGAACTTCTTGACGAGCTGATAGACCGCCTCGCCGACGCCCTGCGTATCGATGGCGATCTCGGTAACCCGGTATTTGTCTTTCAGCTTTTTGATTTCGGCGGCCTGTTCCTCGAAATCCATGCCGTTGAGCTTGTGCTTTTCGAGGACACGGAACTTGTCTTTCTTGCCCTTCGGCGCAGCCAGGGCGATCAGGCCGGCCGGATCGCCGTCATTGCCCTTGTTCGGGTCATAGCCGATCCAAACCTCGCCCGCGTAAGGCCGAAGCGCATACGGCTCATAATCTTTCCAGACTTCCCAGCTATCCACCATGGCGGGTCGCACAAGCGCAAATGGGAAGCTCGATTTCGAGTCGTCAACGAAATTGCAGCCGAAAAGATTGTCGAAGGCTTCGACGGAATACTTGTTCTGAAGCTTGACCATGTCGAACAGGTCGCAGCCGCCGGCCAGGGCGTCATAGATATTGACGACATGGCGCCAGACGCCATCCGCGCCCAAGACGCCATCTTTCAGTGCATCGTGGCTGATATCGATCTTGACGCGCTCGGCCTTTGGCCGGCCCTCATTGAAGGCGTTGCCTGACCACAGTTGATAGGCCGCATGCGCAATGGTCGATGGCGTCGAGAAATAGGTAACGCGATAGAACTTCTGTGACGCCATGGCCGAGGCCACCTTGTCGATGTCCTCGAAGCCGTGAATCCAGAAATATTCATCGATATAGACATCGCCGTGATAGCCTTGGGCCGTCCGATAGTTGGTGCCAAGGAAATACAGGGTAACAGGCGGCAGGGGCTTGCCGTCTTCGTCGTCGCCTCGGTCGATATTGAGTGGATCGCCTTGCAACTGAATGCCGGTTTCGCGGAAGACGAAATCGATAATGTACTGACGGAAAATGTTCGCCTGGGCGCGCGATGCCGATATGAAAATCTGGTTGTTGCCGGTTTCCAACGCTCGGATCAGCGCCTCGCGCGCGAAATAGAAGGTCGCGCCGATCTGACGACTCTTGATGATCGCCCGCGTCGAAAACGCCGTCGAGTTCATCCATGTGCGCTGATACTCAAACAGGCCCTCGCCGAAGGCATCGATCAGTTTTGCGGCCGCCCCCGCATCGATCATGTTCTTGCGGGCTTTTTTCTTCGGCCCGGCATTGCGATTGGCCACCTTGGGGTTCAGATCGCCTTCATGACCGCCCGGCGCTTCGTACCGGCGGATACGCGCAAATTTCTCAAGCTGACGGCCGAGAAGGTCTATTTCCTTGTCGTCATGGCCGGTCTTGTTTTCCTTCATGACAAGCATGTTGTAGCGCATGGCGGTGACCGCCTCGGCCGTTTCGTGCGGCGGCGTCTTGTCCCACTTACCCCGATCCTTCCAGCTTTGAACCGTGGTTCGCTTCTGGCCGATTTCCTCCGCAATCGCGGTCACGCTCCATCCCATCCAGAATAGTGCCCGCGCCTTGCGCTCCGGGTCGAAGGGTAAATCGGGATGGGTGATGGCGCTCATTCGTCAAAGATACGGCCCCTCGCTCTCTCGTCTCAGGCGGGCCGCTTGTAATGCCGCGCAATACAAGCGGCCTCGGTTGCCTGGGTGGGGCGTTGCGCGCCTCTTTGGGCTTTAGCGCGCGGTCATTCGCGCAAATCGAACCCGCCCTTAAGGAGCCGCCACCTATGGCCAAATCGAAGTTTTTCCGCGTTGCCACCGAAGGTGCCACGGCCGATGGCCGCAAGATCGACCGCAAGGATATCGAGGACATCGTCGCCACCTACAATCGCACCACGCTGGGCGCGCGGATCAACATGGAACACATTCGCGGTTACTCGCCTGAACCGCCGTTCAATTCCTACGGCGACATTCTCGCCGTTCGCTCCGAAGAGGTTGACCTTGTCGTCGGCGGCAAGACCGAGAAGCGCCTCGCCCTGTTCGCCCAGATCGAACCCACGGACGGCCTGGTCGAAATCAATAAGAAGAAGCAGAAGCTTTACTCGTCCATCGAAATCCAGCCGAATTTTGCCAATACCGGCAAGTCCTATCTGGTTGGCATGGCCGTGACGGACAGCCCGGCCAGCCTCGGCACCGAAATTCTCGAATTCGCCTCAAAGGCCGCCGTAAACCCCTTCACCAGCCGCAAGGCCTCGCCGGAAAACCTGATCGTCGCGGCCGAAGAGTTCACCCTCGAACTCGAAACTGAAGCGGCACCATCGGCCGTTCAAACCGAAGCGGTCAGCGCTTTCGCGGCGATGCGCGAATTTTTCACCGGCAAGAAGCCGGTCGAAGCCACCCCGCCCGTTGTCGAAACCCCGCCCGCGCCGTCCGGCGATCTGGCCGCCTTCGGCGCTCAGATGATGAAGGGCATGGAACTGATGTCGGCCAGCATCGAGTCCGCAAGCAAGGCCCAGGCCGAGGCCACGGCCAGGGTCGCCGCCGATCTGGAAGCCTTCAAAAGCAAGCTCGACAGCACCCCGTCGAACACCTTCACCCAGCGGCCGCCCGCATCCGGTGGCGCCGGCGCAATCCGCGCTGAGTGCTGACGCCTCAAACCCGCCACTGACCCCGCCGCACAGCCTGATTTACCGGAGCCAAAATGAAAAATACCACCCGTACCCTGCTCACCGCCTTCGTCTCCCAGATTGCCCTGTTGAGCGGCGTGGCAGATGCCACTGAAAAATTCACTGTCGATCCCTCGGTCCAGCAAAAGCTGATCGATAAGCAACAGGAATCGTCCGAATTCCTCAATCGCATCAACTTCGTTGTCGTTGACGAAATGAAGGGCGAAGTGCTGGGACTGTCTGTTTCCGGCACCCTAGCCAGCCGCACCGATACCAGTGGCGCTGGTCGCCGTACCACCAAAGACCCATCCGGCCTGGCCCCGCGCCAATACGAGTGCAAGCAAACCAATTCGGACACCCATATCGGCTATGCCAAGCTCGATATGTGGGCCAAGTTCCCCGACTTCCAGACGCGCATTCAAAATCAGATCGTGCGTATGCAGGCGCTTGACCGTATCCGCATCGGCTGGAACGGCACCTCAGCAGCCGTTACCACTAACCCAGGCGTCAACACGAACCTTCAGGACGTTAATATCGGTTGGTTGCAAAAGTTGCGTACCGAAGCGCCGACGCAAGTCATGGATGAAGGCGCCGTGGCGAACAAGGTCACCTATGGCCATGCTGATGCCGATTATATCACCATCGACGCCGCCGTCTGGGATGCCCGCGAAACACTCCTGCCGACCTGGGCTAAAGACTCGACCGATCTGGTCGCCATTGTCGGCCGCGATCTGCTTCACGACAAATACTTCCCGCTGATCAACCGTGAAGACGATCCAACGGAGCAAATCGCCCGTGACACGATCATGGCAACGAAGCGTCTGGGTGGCCTGCCCGCCTATCAGGTTCCGTTCTTTCCAAATGGAAAGGTGCTGATCACCACCTTCGACAACCTGTCGATCTATCAGCAAGACGGCAAGAACCGCCGTCATATCAAGGATGTGCCCGAAGCCGACCGCATTGAAGACTACCAGTCCTCAAACGATGCTTACGTCATCGAAGACCTCGATTTCATCTGCATGATCGAAAATCTCCAAGTCTACGACGACGAAGCGTAGTCCGCCGCTCCGTAGTCATCGAAATGGGCGGGCTGAACGCATCAGACCCGCCCATTTTTTTTCAAGCCCCAGACCATAAGGCTAAAAAATGCGAAAGCTCTCTCCCGCTACAATCCACCTCATGCGCAAGCAGGCGGCCGCCACCATTGCAGCCGCCCCGAATAACCTCAAAGTGGCGGCTGATCGCCCAGAGGCAGGCCCGGAGGCTTCCGCCTATGCCCTGTTGCGCGCCCAGATGGGTGAGGATTTGCGCCGCTTGGGCGACATTCAGTCTACGGACCTGAAAATCGCAGCCAAGCGCGAAATGCTCCCAACCTACGCCGATCACATCTACACGGTTTTGGCGACCTCGGAAGAGACCGGCAAGGCGGTTCAGGACGAGGTGTTCGTCCAAATCATGATTTGGCATTTCGATTGCGGCGACTTCGACACCGCTCTCCCTATGGCGGAACACGTCCTGAAATATGGCCTGAAACTGCCCGAACGCTTCCGCCGCACAGCCGCCGTTGCCGTGGTCGATATGGTGGCGGATGCTGCTCTTTCGGCTATCGAGCAGAACCAGCCTTTCGCACTCGATGTCCTCGGCCGAACCGCGCTCCTCGTTGAAGGCCACGATGTCGTCAACGAAGCCATGGCCAAGCTTCATAAGGCTTTTGGCATCCTGTTCATGCAAGCCGCCGAAAAAGCGGCCGAAAATACCGATGGCCCGGCCGGTGCGATCCGCGCCGCTCAGGAGCGGGCGCTTGCCAGCTTCCGCGAGGTGCTGCGCCTGGGCGGGACCGGCGTGGCCACCCGCATCAAGTCACTCGAATCCGCGCTGAAAAAGAGCGTGCAATAAGACCGCCCCCCGGCGCCGGGGGCGCAGATGGCGAAAGATCGGCCGTAAGGCTTACGTCTCGAACCTGAAGCTCACCCCCGAACTTTTCTGAGGTCACATGTCCGGCTTTATCGCCTCTCCCGCTTCTCCCGCCCTACCCGCCGGCGCCAAAGTCATCGGCGGGCCTTTTTGGCCGGATATCGACCTAAACCAATTTCTCGACACTATGCGGGTCGGCGGTGCGACCATTACCGCACCGCGTCTGAAGGCTGCCGTAACCGACGCCTGCATTATCGTCGGGCGAGACCTGAAAGCATGGCGCCTGGCCAAGATCGCGGCCGGTTACACCACACTTTTCACCGTTCCTTGTGATGATGACGAAATCGACGGCGAGTCGGCCTATGTCGCGCAATGGCGACGTGCGGTTTACGCCACAGCCACGGCCGATCTGGTCGAAACTCACCGCGATATTTCCGCTACGGCCGAAGGCGCGCGCCGCGCCGAAGAGTTCATTCCCACAGCCGCCGATCATCGCCGCAATGCTATCCGCGCGATTCGCGCCATCCTCGGCCGCCCTGGCATCAGTGTGGATTTGGTTTGATGGTCGCAAAGACACTGACCGCCACCGCCTTGCAGGACGAACCGCTTGACGCGCTCTGCTACCGTGTCCTCGGCACAACGGTCAATGTGGTCGAACAGGCCCTCGAACTTAACCGCGGCCTCGCCGATCTGGGCGAAAACCTGCCCGAAGGCACGGTTGTCATCCTGCCGGCGAAGCTCACCACGGAAACCCCGCAAAGCAAAATCGTCCAACTTTGGGAATAGTGCTCAAGCAGCGATAGCGGTAGCACAAGGAAAAATGCAGGATGGATAAGCCCGCCACACTGCGTCAGCTCATCACCGAAAATGTGCCTGAGTTGGTGCGCAATCCCGACAAACTGAAAATCTACGTCCGATCGGGCAGCATAGCCACGCGGTTTGGCGGGATCAATCTTGGCTTTCAATATGACTTCACCCTGCATGTCGAAGTGCGGGATTATACCGGCCATCCCGACACCATCTTTCTCCCCATGGCCCTGTGGCTGCGTGTCAATCAGCCCGATCTGTTGCTCAATCTCGACAAGGCAGACCAGGCTATAACTTTCGAGGCCGATTACCTCGATAATGAAACCGTCGATATCGACATCACCCTGAAGCTCACCGAGTCGGTCGATGTACTGCCCGATGGCGATGGCTATAAGATGTCGCACCGGGCCGAAGCGCCAATCATCGGCACCGAGGTACTGGTCACCCCAACCCCGCTCCTGAAACGCATCTATGATCAGGATGGCAAGCTCATTGCCGGCTATCCGGTCATCTACTTCCTAACCGGCTCCGATGGTGCACCGCTGATAGGCACGGACGGCAAGCCGCTGACCGATACCGACGATTATAATGTCTGATGATCTGAAGGCACTCGAAGACCTCGAAGCCATTTGCGCCGGCCTGCTGCGTGATCTATCACCGCCTGGCCGCCGCAAGATTATGCGCGCCGTGGCGCGGGATGTGAAGAAGTCTCAGGCCAGCCGCATCAAGGCGCAAAAGAACCCCGATGGCAGCGGTTATGAGAAGCGCAAGCCAAAGCCCAAGCCTTCGATGGGAAACTATACCGTCCACTTCCTATATCCGGCCGGCGGCGAAGGCGAGCCACGCGCCGTCATGATGAAATCGTGGATGCGCGATGGCCCCATGCTCACCGGATACGACATCGAGGCCGGCGGCATCAGATCCTTTTTTTGGGACAAGATCATCAAATGGCTGGGCGTCTCGCCGGCCGATCAGAACAAGGGCGGCGGCAAGATACGCAACCGGCCGACCTTGAAAGACAAGGCGATGTTCCGAAAACTGAGGTTGCCGCGGAACCTGAAATCAGGCGCAAATGAGCGCGAGGCGTGGATCGGCTTCATCGGTGACGTGACGCGAATCGTGCGGGTTCACCAAGAGGGCCTGGTCGATGAACCGGCAAAGGGCCAAAAGGCTGTCACCTATGCCATGCGCGAGTTGCTGGGCTGGTCGCTCGCCGACCGCGAAAACATGGTCGAACTGGTCCTGAAGCACCTCGAACACTGACTTCATCACGCCTGAAGGGCCGAGAAGCCCGCCGGCGGCGCATAGGTCCACGCCAGCCGTCCGCTATTGATCGTCCAGCCGCAGGCGCCATCAAGGCCTGCCCAGAAAGCTGGATAGAATGTAGGGCCTAGGGCAGACAGGTCATAAGGACCAACTGTGGCGCGGTTATTGAGCCGAAAGATCACAGTGTTCGCGTCAGCATCGTAACCCATACCAACAATGTTCACACCTGAAGCCCACGTTACGCCACCATATACGGTGACTTCTGTAGAGCCATATTTAACGTGAATTTGTTTGGACCCATGGGTAATGAACAGATAGGCACCGGTCAGCAGATTTCCGAAATCAGTCGTGTCATTTGCAATACCCACGCCCTGGTGAGTGGTCGTTGCCGTGATGTTGTCACTGATATATTCCACCCACCATTTTCCAGTGGTGGGGATGGCCGGGGCGCCCAGAACTCCATGCTGGGCGTACCCGCTGGTGGTGCTTGCACGATATCCATCCGTGCTGACCGCTATGCCGCTCTGACCCGTTGACGCATTCCATTTTACGTCAATAGGTACGGCAGGCCACAGGCTATCAACGCCGAGATAAATGGCCGTGTCGGTCAGTTCGCCAATATAGATTGTCGCCCGGTCGAGCGCTCCTATATAGACGGCCGTCACGGCTTTGCGCCTATGAACACCAGCCGGTACTGGTTCAGTGTGGGTGCGACCTTGAATTTCACCTTGATGTTATTGTCATCGATAGGGAAATAATCGGCGATCTTGAGCTGATATGGTGCCCCCACCTCCCGGCAGGCCGGAATGATATCCATGGTGCCGAGGTTGTGGGTCAGGGTAAATTCTAAAGACGCGCCATCGCCCACCGTGAACGGCTTCGACCGTGGCAAGGTGTTGATCTTATCGCGGATGGCCTGAATAACGGCCGTAAGGCGCGCGGTGAGCGTGGTCATGGTTAGACAAGGCCATCTTCAAAGAGCGTGACAAAATCCGTGTCAGGGTCGCCGATACCGAGGTTTGTGCAACCGTTCAGTTTTTGCGTATCGGTCAAGCCCTGTGTGTTGATATCGATGCGCAGGCGGTTGCTCAGGGCAGTGTTGATTGCGGTGATGGCGTTTTCATCATCTTGCAGTGCGGCGGCCAGTTCGCCGATGGTATCGAGAACGCCCGGCGCGCCATTGACCAGCCCGGCAAGGCCCGCGCCGATCTGTGCGGTGATTTTGTCAATCGACCAGGTCTTTTCCGTCGAGGACGATGCGCTGTCATCGATGGTCGCACCAGAAGCGGCGACGGCGTCATCGATGCGGCCTTTAAGCTCGTTCAGCGCGGCAACCAGATTGGTTTTCGTGGTGGTTGCCAGCGCCGAATTGTCAGCGGCATTCCCATTAATGAGTGTGCGGTGGGCTTTCAGTTCGGTCGAAAGGCGGACGATGGCGTCCTTAATGCGTTGCACCAATACAGACATGCGGTCGGTTCCTTAAATTAGCTTGTTGTTGATCAGCAGGACAAAATCGCCGGGGTCATCGTCGGCGAGGATCACGTCATCAGCCATTGCCGCGCCCTTTTCGGCGAAAAGTTCAGGCGTCAGGGCGTTGTCAGAAAGCATTCCGCGCGCCTCAAGAAACGCCTGATCGACATCGCGGCGCGGCAGGCCGCCGGCATCGCGGATATCCTGTTCATTGATCAGCCGGGCTTCGTCTTCATCGATCATAATCAGGCCCCCACGAAAGACATGCGGCGATAGTTGGCCACGCGCGCGGCAGCCTTAATGCCGAGGCTCGCATTGGCTTGAAGGCCTTGCACGAAATCGAAATGCGCGCTTTCCCGCTTAGTCCGCGTGATCTGGTCGATGACGGCGGCAATCTGATCGCCCGATGCTGGTCCGCCGGATGTATCATTGAGGTTCAGATTGATCTCGAATGTCCCCGGCGTTCCCTTGGGCGTTGTCTCGAACCATTCGCGCATGGCGACCTGCCCGCCGAACACTTCCACGATGGCGCGCACCGATCCGGCCGTCCCCTTGAAGCGCTGAATCGCGATGGCGGTCTTGACGCGCTGGCGTTGCAGCGCCTCCGGCCATTCCGGCGACCACGTGTCGATGGAAAGCGACCAGGCCAGCCACGGCAGGACGGATAGCGGGCAGGTGTCGGCATTCCAGATATCGCCCAGCACGATTGGCATATCGACGGCTTCGACCGCCTTTTCCATGGCGCGTTCAAACGGCGAAGAATTGGGAGGCAACAGGCTCACTCGTCTACCCCGCTATGGGAGACGGTAATGGAGGTGCACCGGCTCGCCTGGGCGGAACCGATAGGGATATCAGCCGCCGGCGAAGTCAGGACGGTATTTTGCGCACCCTCTGTATGAATGGCCGCGATATAGGCGGCGCGCTTCACGTCCATGCCAAGGCGGTTCAGGCGCACGGAAAGCGCTTGGGCGTTCGCCTCGCCCTTGGCGACCACAAGCGCCGGGTCGGGGCCGGAATAGGTAGCGACCGACGCGACAACCTCATAGTCCACGATTTCGGCCGCCTGTACGGTCACCTGATCGGTCAGGGGGCGCACCGTGTCCGCGCTCAAGGCGGCTTGCACCTTATCGATCAGATCGGCCGAGGCCTCGCCACCATTCGACCGTGACAGGATGGTGACCAGCACCTCGCACGGCGCCGGACTGGTGACCGAGGCGTCGGCGACATCAGGATCAGCGGAAAGCGCGTGGAAAATATAGGCACCGGCCGGCCCGGCGACAGAATAGCCTTCAGGGGCGAGAGACAAGCGGCGGCGGTAATCCTCGTCACTCTCGTAAATGTCCTCCGGAATGTCGTTCTCCGGATCGGCGGCCGTGATCAGCAGACGCGGTGCGTTATAGTAGGTGACCCCGACATGGTCGAGGTCGCCACCGATGGCATAGGCCAGCATGAGCTTTTTGGCCGCATCGTTCTGACGCTGCAAATAGGTGAGCATCCGGCGCGCGAACATCTGTAGCAGGATAACACCGGTATCGCTTTCAATGCGATCATCGAAGGTCGG